GGTTTTTTAAGGTTTTCACTATTACGCGAAAGACAGCGCAGAAACGTTGATCTTACCGTAGTAGTCAGCAGAGTTGCCGAGAGACGTGTTAGGATCTACGAAAGTAGTCTTACCGTAACGTGTCATCAGGGAAACAGCTGGCTGATAAGTCAGTGGGTTTACAACCACGCCAGAAGACATCAGAGGGATGTATGGGCAGTAGAAGTAGCCGGTATCGGTCTCGCCGTTACCACCTTTGTAACCTACCAGGATTGTGTCGTTACCAGAACCACCGGTGATATCAGTAGTCTGAGTATCGTTCCACAGGTAAGAGTAAACTTTGATTGTACCGTTCAGAGTACCAACCAGCATAGTGTTGTTTGGACCCTTGAAAGAACCTTCAGTGGAAGGTGCGAATACAGACTTGGAAGCAGACTGCAGTACGGAAACGATCATTGGGGATACAACGATGAAGTTACCAGCACCACGACGTGTCTTACGACCGATCTCGTTCGCTACGTAGTTGATCATTACAGCCAGGTTAGCAAGACGATCGCCAACGTAAGCTGGAGTGTAATAACCTGGAGCACCCGGCAGAGAACCGTCAAATGCAGCAGCTGTACCAGCCAGAGCTGTCAGATCGGAGATGATCTCAGCGTCGATTTCCTGAACGATTTCAGCAGACAGAGCCTGAGTCATTTCGTTTTCGATGTCCAGACCGTGCTGTGCATTCAGATCCTGCATCGCTTCGATGGTCCAACCAGCTTGCAGCTTACGGGAACCAGCTTCAACAGCCTGAGATACAACTTCCAGAGTCATCTTACGACCACCGGAACCTTCAACGGATGAACCGTTACCACCGATAGTACAACCGTCCAGAGCGGACTTACCAGCAGTCGCCATCCATGCGTCACCAGTAGCTTCTTCACCTGCTACGGAACCATCAGAGATGTCACCTGGAGTACCTGGACCGATACCAGAAGCACCAGCAGGCTGACCAGCAGCTGGGTCACCAGCAGCACCGGAGTAGAAGTTGTAGATTGGGTTGGAGTCACCTGGGTTGTGAGCGTTACCGAATGCTTCAGAACCTGCGTTAATGGAGTTAGTACCATTAGTAGCAGCTTCAGCATACTTGTAACGCAGAGAGTAAACCAGACCAACCGGACCCTGCATCGGCTGTACACCTACCAGCTCGGAAGCGATAGTGCCAGGGATGATACGACGAATCATTGGGATCATGATCTTACGGAAACCAGCGATGTCGCTAGCTTGTGTTGCACCTGCAGCAGCGTTTTCCGCTACAACGTGTTGTTTTTGGTTTTCCAGCAGTACGCCAACAGTTTCTTTCATCTGAGGGTTCAAACCTTCAAGCAAAACTGATTTCGTTTCCTGCCAATTTTCGTAAATGTTTTCCATTGAAAAATAGCTCCTTAGCTTAAATGGATTTGTTAATATTAGATACCAGCGAGCTTACGCAGCTGCTCTAGTTGAGGATTAACCTCTACAGCAGGAGCTTCGTCCGCTGTACCTTCCTCGAGAACTTCTTCAGTGTCACCAGTTACAACAACACCTTCGGAGATATTCTCGACTTGTTCCTCAGAATCACTTTCGGCAAGTACTTCTTCTTCCTTCGCAGGGGTAGATTCTTCAGTTTTCTCGTTCAATACACGACCGATGAATGTCTTGTAACCTTCATCCAGTTGATCAGTAGGAACGTTTGCCAGAATAGACTCCATCACTTCACGACGGCGACCTTCCAGCGAGTCCAGCAGCTCTGCCATTTTAGCAGCGCGTGCCTGTTCAGCAGCATGATCTTCGGCTTCAGCCAACAGACCAGTTACTTCAGCAAGTTTTTCGTGTGCTTCACGCAGTTCAGCTTCTACAGAACCTTCTTCAATGAAGTTCTTACGATATTCCTGAACAAAGCCTTCGAACAGCTCACGACCAAACTGTAGCTCTTTAGCTTCAGTCAGATCTTCCTTCAACTCTTCCAGCTCATTCGCCAGACGCATTTCAAGGAATGTGTTCATTTTTTCGACCAGTTCAGCCAGATCGTTTTCAAGCTGTACTTTCATTTCACCTTTAGCTTCAACAAGCTTTTCAGCATGCTCAGCTTCAAGATCACGGAAACGATCAATGTCTTCTTTTAGCTCGTCTAATTCACGACCTAGGAAGTCATTAACTTTGGTGTCGACAGCTTCGATAAGCACGTCGCGTTCAGCTACCCATTGTTCAGTTAGCTCCGCGCGAACATTTTCGGAAGCTTCAGCCTCCGCAGTTTCTACGGCTTCTGCCAACTGAGCTTGAAAAGCTGCCTCAAGGTCACTTTTAGTGTCCTCTGTAAGGATTTCAGCCTCGAGCAGTTTCTTCAAAAGCTCTTCCATTATGTCTCTCCTAACCTGTAAGATGACTAAGTTATATTTGTGTTCAAAAGATATTTATTGTTTGGTGCCTCTTTACCGCAGTTTATCTGGAATCAGTAAAGAAACCCCGCAATCTATGCGGGTTTTACGATGGCACGATTTTTTCATTCGTTGGATAACA